CGTATTGCTGTCGGTGCTGGCCATGAACGGTTCAAAGATACGCCAAATAAGAACGAACACTCGCACGTGGGTGACGCATTTGGGTACTTACTCACTGGTGGCGGTGAATATCGTCAGCTGACCAGGGGATCTAACCGCACAAATGGAAAAATCTTCATTGCCCAAACCATAGCATCGGATGATTTTGATGTCTTTGCCTGATTTACCCACCATGCCAGGCCTGACCTGGGTTCCATTCCAGCCTGGCCACGTAGCAGTGATGAATGTCAAGGCTCAAAACTTTCAAACCATCAGCAGAGCCATGGACGTGATGACCATGCTAGAAAACCAAGCACGGTATGGCCACGCTATCACAGCGATATTGCATGGTAGACCAGTTGCCTGCTTTGGTGCGGTGTCTATCTGGAAGGGTGTCGAGGAGATGTGGTGCTTTATAGAGGAACGTGGGCGCAAATACCCAAAGACTCTGACAAGAGCAGCCATTGTTTACCGTGATTTCAGAGTGATATCGCAGAATTTACATCGAGTGCAAATAATCGTAAGATGCGTTGACTTACGAGCTGTGCGTTGGGGCAATGCTATTGGATTCGAGATAGAAGGCTTGATGAAAAAGTATGGACCAGACGAGGCAGATTTTTTTATGATGTCAAGGAGCTAAACATGGGTGGACTATTTGGTGGCGGTGGTGGTGGTGGATCTACTGCAGCAGCAGAAGAGCAGATCCGAGTACAGAAAGAACAGATCGCAAAGCAAGACCAACAACTTGCTACACAAGAAACTAACCTGGCTAAGAAAACCCAAGCTGGTATGGCTGCCAGACGTGGCGGTGGCTTGCGCCAGCTGCTCTCACAAGAACGTACAGATAGCGAGTTGGGCGTTCAATCCAAACTTGGTGGAGGAATGTAACCATGGCTACAGACATGAAAATGAAGATGCAAGAAAAAGTGCATAAGGTGATGAAAGAGTATTCCACTGGAAAACTCAAATCTTCTAGCGGTCAAAAGGTCAAGTCACGCCAGCAAGCAATTGCTATTGGCATGAGCGAGGCGCAGGCTCTCAAGAAGAAAAAATAAATGGCAATCATTTACGTCACCAGAGAATCTGAGAATCAAAGCGCACAGTTTGTCGCTTTGACTCAGAAAAACAAAGATGGCTTACAAGTTATCTCTGGCAGTGACTATCCTGCAATCAGTGCAGATGTAAACCATGTGAGGATGCATGAAGGCCGTGCATTCTTTGCATGGGGCATGAACCCATCTGCTACACCACTTGCAGCTGGCGCCAGCATAAATATTGTGATGGCGTCCAATGCTGGCATTACTCCACATATTACTGCTGGCTATGCGTGTGGTGGTGATTGCGAGTTCTATATTTATCAAGGAACAGCTACCACTGGTGGTACAGCATTTACACCAGTTAATAGAAATAGAACAAGTTCTACTGTAAGTGAATGTGCGATGGTCATCAATCCAACCATTACATCACTTGGCACATTGATTGATGCCCAGGTTGGTCCTGGTGGCAGCGGTCCAAAGGCAGGCGGTGAAACAGGCTCTGGCCTGGAATATGTATTTAGCTCATTGACTAACTTTCACTTTAGGTTGACCAATGTGTCAAGCAAAGCAGAGATAGCAGTTTTAACTTTAGAGTGGTACGAATAATGGCAACCAACATGATCACAGAGGCCGAGGCAGAAGCTGCAGGCAAAGGCGAGTACCAATGCCCATTGGCCACCAGAGACGTCTTAACCAATCTGAAAAATAGAAACTGGGCATTTGAGAATGTCGGCTATGGGCCAGCTAATCCAGATGACGCAAAGAACAATGTGATATTTTGGATCCGCAAAACCGTGATCTGGAATACAAATGTTGATGAGGCCATGGGTATGCGTTGCGGTAACTGCGCTGCGTTTATTCAGACTTCATTCATGCTCGATTGCATTAAGGCAGGCATCGAGGCCAAGAATCCAGAAGAGGAATCTGGCTATGACGAGGACGTCATTGAGACTGCACAGCTTGGATTTTGCGAACTGTTCCACTTCAAATGCGCTGGTACTCGCACGTGCGATGCCTGGCTAGTCGGTGGGCCGATCACAGACGAATCAGATATGGAAGATACAAAGGATTGATATGGCAAAAATGAGCGTAGAGCAGATTCTGCAGCGACACAAAATAGCGCAGAACAAAAAGGATGACTTTCGCAGTCTCTATGAAGACGCTATGGAGTTTGCCCTGCCACAGCGCAATCTCTATGGTGGCGAGTACGAGGGTAAGGTAGGCGGTAAACGCAAGATGACCAGGGTGTTTGACTCTACGGCCATCAACTCTACCCAGCGCTTTGCTAACCGTCTGCAATCTGGCATCTTCCCGCCACAGCGTAAGTGGTGCAGACTTGAGCCTGGCACTGACATCCCCATGGATCGCAAGAGCCAAGTGCAGATGATGCTTGATATGTACAGCGACAAGATGTTTAGCGTCCTAAAGCAGTCTAACTTTGACATTGCTATGGGTGAGTTCTTGCTAGATCTCTCTGTCGGCACTGCTGTCATGCTAATTCAAAAGGGTGATGCTGTTAACCCAATTAACTTTATCCCTGTCCCGCAGTACCTGGTCAGCTTTGAAGAGGGCGCCAATGGCCAGGTGGATAACGTCTACCGCAAGATGCGTATCAAAGGCGAGTCCATCCAGATGCAGTGGAAAGATGCAGAGATCCCACCAGATCTGCAGCGCCTGATTGCTGATAAGCCAACAGAAGAGATAGATCTGATTGAGGCCACCGTGCTAAATCTAGACCGTGGTGACTACGGTTACTACGTGATCCATGAAAAGTCTAAGTCTCAGCTGGTTTACCGCAAGCTCAAATCTAGCCCATGGGTGGTGTCACGCTACATGAAGGTGGCTGGCGAGATCTATGGCCGTGGTCCAGTGCTGACTGCGCTGCCAGACATCAAAACCCTTAACAAGGTCAAAGAGTTATTGCTCAAGAATGCCAGCCTAGCGATCACTGGTGTCTACACGGCAGCTGACGATGGTGTGCTAAACCCAGCCAACGTGAAGATCACGCCTGGGGCGATCATTCCAGTGGCCAGGAATGGTGGACCACAGGGTGAGGCGCTTAAACCGCTGCCACGTGCTGGTGACTTCAACGTCTCCCAGCTGGTAATCAATGACCTGGTGCAATCCATCAAGCGCACACTGCTCGATGAGAGCCTGCCACCAGACAATATGTCGGCCAGATCTGCCACTGAGGTGGTAGAGCGCATGAAGGAGCTGGCTCAAAACCTTGGCTCTGCCTTTGGCCGTTTGATCAATGAGACGATGATCCCGCTGGTTACCAAGATCCTAGAGGTCATGGATGCTGATGGCATGATTGTGTTGCCCATTCAGGTTAACGGTCTAGAGGTCAAGGTTAGCCCTGTCTCTCCGCTTGCCATGGCTCAGAACATGGACGAGATCAATAACATATTGCAGTTTATGCAGATCACCGCTGGCATGGGTCCAGAAGGCCAGATGGCCATCAAGGCTGGCACTGCCATTGACTACATTGCCGATAAGCTCGGTGTGCCTATCCAGGTGCGTACCACTGGCGAGGAGCGTAAAGCGATGATGCAGCAGATGGCGCAGGCTGCCATGATGGCACAGCAGCAGGGTGCATTACCAGCGCCAGTAGCAGGGGGTATGTAATGGACTATGGTCAAAGAGCAGACAAAACTCAAAAAGGCATGGGGTTCTTTGGTGAATTAAAGCGCCCTGGTGGTGGTGTATCTACTGAGATATCGATAGGCGTAGGCATCAATAACAAAGAGATGGAGATTCCACTAATAGTCCCATCTTTGTCTAAGCAAGAGTTGGATTACTTACTAAAGACGCCAGTTAAGTCTGGTAAATTTTTTGACAATATGCCACCAGCAATATTGCAAAAGGCCATGGAACACGCAAAGATGCGAGTTGATCAGGAGAAGTCTCCATTTGCTGGACCTGATGAAATTGCGGAGCCACCTAAATGAGCGGGTGGGATGACCTAGAGGCAGAGCCTGCTGCCTTTGAACCTGATCAAGACAGGGTAGATCTGAACCTCCAGGTGGCAAAAACCTTTGCCAGTGCTGAAGGTCAAAAAGTGTTGGCGTGGCTGCGAGAGTTCTATCTTGAGCAACCGTGTTGGCAACCAGGCTCTGACAGTTCGCTGGGAGTGTTCCGAGAAGGGCAAAACAGCGTGGTCAGGGATATTGAAAATAGAATCCGAAAGGCTAAACAAAGATGAGTGATGCAAATGACAACCCAGGCCTGCTGGCTGGTGCAGACGAAAGCACAGACCAGCCGATAACCGAGGGCCAAGAGCAGACAATCAGTCACGTACAAGGTGACCCTACCGAGCAAGACGATACCCCGCTGGAGCGCCCTGACTTCTGGCCAGAGAAATTCTGGAACAAGGACGATCAAGCCCCAGACCTAGAGGGAATCAGCAAGTCTTACGTGGAGCTAGAGAAGAAGTTCCGAGCTGGTGGCCACAAACCCCCAGAGAATGGCGAGTACGACA